CATTCCCGGCAAACATGATTCCCTCACGCGTTGACCAGATGCCACCACTGACAGCGGAAACCGCAGTAGTCACCTTATCATTCAAATCATCAATCATATATGGAACCAGTTCTGTCTCTATGTCAATGGTTTGCGATGCCTTGCTAAACTCGGTTGGATTGATAGAGCCTAAAGCGGAAACAATAAAATTTACTCTCCGCTGCAAGAACTCACCGATAGCCTCACCGTGATTTTCTACCGCCATATGTGCGCCCATGAACATAAAGCGGAAAGCGGTCCCTGATGCTTTGCCTACCCCCTTCAACGTCTCAAAGGATATTCTTGGAGTGTTTGACATATCATAAGCCATATTGGTGAGTGTTTCTGCTTCAAAACGTACCGTATCCGGAACTTGGTTCCATGTCAGATATTGAGCATCCGCACCTTCACCTGTAAGTTTGACCATTCTATCCTTAACCTTACCCATGAAACCCTCTACATCTCCAATTAGCTTCAGCAATGGGAAGAAATGATAATCGATGCAATCAGCATAATTGGATAACAGTTTTTCCAGCCGGACACGGAATGTCTTTATCTTCTTGCAATAAGGTTCTGGACGATAAGCATAGAGAACCGGTAGTTTTGGGAATCCATGAGCAAAAGGCGTTCTTTCTTCATACCCTTTAGACAAATCCCATTGATAAACCATTTTGTCCGTGATAGTCATAAAGCAGATGACCTCCGAATCATCCATGAGCTTCTTCTTGTACTCACGTGAGAAAGCAATCATTTTACCTTCGTCGTTAAAGAACGGGTATAGCTTATCACCTCTGAATGGAGACCATAACACGCTTTTCAGTTTCTTGGTGGGTTTTACCTTCCCCCCGAAGGTAGTCTTTATTTTCTTCCAAAACTTTGCCCAAAACGAATCATCATCGGTAACATACCAATATTCTGCCGCTTCCTGTTCGGAGAGCCAGGCACGGACAATCTTCTTGTTCTGAGATTTGATTTTGTTGGACTTGAATACAGCTTTGACCGCATCCAGCAGCTTCTTTTCATCATCATCAGTCGGAGTGCAATCCATAGACGGTTCTGTGCCGACCGTGAAAGCTGTTTGAATATTCACTATATCTTGTTCCAATGGAATGGAGATACGGTTCACCGGTTCAGTCTTATACTTTGCTTCGATTTCATAAGTCTTACCCGTTTTTTCATCGAAGTGCTTCTCTGCTTCTTTTTCAAGAACCTTTCTGTCCGGATATTTCTTTTCGTCAACCATGATTTCATGGCGTTCCGGATTCCAATCATCCCAAAGTTTGCAACGGTCGGGAAGTTCAGTTTTCCTACCTTTCTTCAGATAGTTTATCTTCTGCCCGATATCGGGCAATGCTAATATTTCTTCTAAATTCAATGGCATAGCTTATATTTTTAGTGTGTGAATATTCCTGTTAAATCTTTCGGCTTCTGAATCTTACCAAGAAGCTCACCCAATACATAGTAACGTACAGCATCTATTCCGTGATTGTCATGGTCTTCCGGTTCGTTGATATAGTTCCCGTCCTTATCCTTTGCCCAAACATACTTTCTGAACTCGCTTTGTAAGTTGTACGAGCGTTTGGTTATATAAATCTCCATATCTTTCATTTTGTCAATTCCGGCATTGATAGAGCCTGCACCTTTCTCTACGGCATATATCTTGATTCCTCCGTTGTGTATCTCTTGAATCAAACGTGGATCTGCGCTGTCAGCAATGACTTTCAATCCCCACGGGCGAAGAGTCTTGATGATGTCAGAAGAAAGCAATCCAGTACGGTAATCCACTTCATCCAAGTAAAGGGCGTTATCAACGATACCACAACGAATGGAAGCAGACGGGTCATGCGTATAACCGAAGTCTTGCCCGAAAGCAATTTTCTTTGCCCAAGCCGGGAACTCGTCAACAATTCCCCACTTCTTGAACACAGCACCTTCTGCAACGTCAGCCCAGCGACCGATAACCACATGAGCATACTTTTCAGGATTACTCACCTTCATATCTTCCACCTCTCTCAGGAACTCAGGAGAAAGGTTATCCAAGTTATCAAAGTAGGTAGTGTGAATATGAAGCACATTCGGATGAGTGGAAATCTGAACCTGCACACCGTCAATCTCTACCAGCTTGTGAGTTTTCTCAATGTATTTCTTGTAGATGAAGTGATTGGAATCGCATGGGTTCATTATAATGATAATCCGGTTCTGAATACCCTTCTTGCGAATGGAGAGCATTATCTTGTCGAACTCATCTTCGCTTGTCCACTCTTCCGCTTCATCGCAGACGAAAGTCGTAATGCCTTGAATGGATTTCAGTTTTGCTGTCTGGTTCCCGGAAGAAGTCTTGATACCCCGGAACATGATACGGCTCTTAGTCATCTTATTGACTATATCCGTCTTTGTGGTCTTGAAATATTTCGTGGTTCCGTCCAAATCTATCTTCTCCATCATTTCGGGGATGATAGACATACCGGCAGAAACCATCGTGTAACGGGTGTAAAGAATCTGATGAACTATCTTCTCTACGGGAGTCATTTCAAAAGTCAACCGCTCAATAAAGGTAGAAGCATTGAAAGACTTTCCGCTACCACGCCCACCGGTGATAAGAATTATAAATTTTTCCTTATCCTCGTATAATGGATGGTAAATTTCTTGAGGTACTATCATTTCAGCTTGTCTTTAATCCAGGAATCAATGTTGATGCCATGCTCTATGTCTGTTGGAATATCAGCGTCTTCATCTTGTTTGCGCTCAATCTTTCTCCAATCTTCATCATGGTGGTACAGCCAAACGGACATTGCTTGCAAATTAGGAGCCAACTCGCTTTCGCTTACTTGTAATTCATCTTCGCCCGTCAAATTCCCTTCTGAATCACGGAGCTTTCTTACCACGGTGCTTTTGGTTTTTATGCCACCGAGAGCCATTACAAGGAATTTAGCCCTTACAGTGGCATTGATTGTCGCACGCCCACGCGCTAAGACTTCGGATATTTCGGTGTACTCACTTTTCTTTTCGCAGAAAGTTTGTGGTAAAATCCCTATGGCATAGGCAATTTCCTTATCAGTGAATCCCTTTTTGGCATACGATTCCACGAGAGAAAGAAAGTCCTCGCTTGTATAGTCAAACTTTGGCTTTCTTCCTCCTTTACCTTTTCTATTTTGAGATTCACTATTGCTCATAATTTTAACCGTTATTGTTACCCATATATACACGGCGAGAAATTGGCTTGTTTCCATAGACATCAACTCCTCTTTTTGAGAAATAGCTATCTATCTTCTCAGCATATCTTCCCATTATGGATTTCGTTCTATCCCTTATGTTTCTTTGTCTTGCAGAACCTAACCCGTATTGTCTTCCAGCGTTGTACATTATTCGTCTGGACTGCTGATATAACTGGCTATATGTTTTCTTTCTAACTCAGCTTTCCTCCCAATAATTAATCTATTCTTTCTACTTGTTCATCAAAAACTTCTCCCTTTATAAACTTCATATCTGGTTCATACCCGAACCTTTCGCAGAAAGCGGCTTTAGCTTCATAGGTATCGAAGGACAACATCACATAGGCATCCATGTTCTCGGCTTGTTTCTGTGCATTCTCCTTTACCTGTTGTTTGACTTCCTTCATGTGGGCTACCTTTTCGGCACGTTCCAACTGTTTGGCGGCCTTATCGGCTTCTTTCTGTTCGGAAACCGGGGTCATCATATCAGACAAAGCATCCGCAATAGAGTTTTCCCCTTCGGTCTGCAAAAGATAGTCGACACCAATCATATTCAAGTCTGCATCGGTCAGACCTGCATCTTTCCAGTCAATATCAGGAACAATACGGGCAAGAGCGTCAAAATCCCATGTCCCTTGTGCATTAGGGTTGTTCATTAGAATGTTTAACTCCTTTTCCTGCTGCTCGTCCACGTCTATGACATCGACACGAATGCGGTAGTCGTTATCGGGAAACTTTTGCAATTCGTCCATGACAGACAAACGCTGGTGCCCGCTGACTACGGTAAGACCTGTACGCTTGTTCACGACAATTCCACCGACTAAACCAAACTTCTTGATGCCACGTTTCAGTGTCTTACGTGATTCATCGGAAAGTTTCCGGGGGTTATAATCTGCAAAGTGAATGGCAGAACGATTAAGTTCCATCGATTCACTCTTTATGTATTTTGACAATTCCATATCATCCATTAGTTAAACCCATATAAATTCTTCGAGATACTTTTCTTGCGCCATCTTGTTGTTTCCCCTCGTTATACCCAAAGGTTCGTTCAATGTATCGAATATACTTTCTTGCAATAGAGTTTACTCTGTTCAGCCTATTACCCGTTAAAGTACGAGATAGTCTGTATCTTTGCTCTGCAATATCATCAATTGATTTTCTTCTGACTCGGCTTTCCTTCTATTGCTTTTGTTGATTATTATACTCCCAAAGCACCCTTTCAGCCATTGGGAAAACTTTGTA